CGCATCTTTTCAGAACGTACATTATATTCTTTGCGTATTTCATCAAGCTGCTCTTGAAAGCCCTCTACAAGCTTGTCCAGTCGTTTCTGCATGGCCATGAACTGATAGACCAGAAAGGCCGCGAAAACGCCAAGATGACCCCCTGATAGCAATGTGTCTACCAGGGACTCCATCAGAACTCCGGTTCGTCAATCAGAGTATAACTAAAAGAGTTTCCCCATTTATTTCGGGCTGCGTAGCAAATGCTCATGAACTCTTCAAAGTCTTTGCTGTGACTGAATACCTGGCAACCAGCGGACCACTTATCTACCTGCGTAGACGCTGATCCAGCTTTGTGGATATTGATGCCATAATAGCCTTCAGTAATAGACTGTACATCAAGATCAATAACGTCGTCTTTATTGCTGTCCCGGTAAGTCTTGACCGTACCGTTCCTTTGGCAGAGCGCATCGTATTTCCCCTGGTGTTTATCGATCTTCCAAACTGATCGATATTGTCCAGGTACAAGGATAGCAGTTCCTTCGACCCTAGATGGATTTTCCAGCCAATAGTTACCTGGCTCAGTAGTACATTCCCAGGTACGGCTAATCCACCCCTGCTCGTCACGGAACACCACACACATGCGATCATCAAAGCTATTGGCCTTGTGATTACGGCTGCGAATACCGATGATGTTCAAATTGTACTCACCCGACTCAAATACGGTGTGACCAAGAGACTCGACATAATCAAGGAGAAATGGGCGCATATTACGAACTACAGTTGGCGTTGGTGGCTTGGCAGATTTGGGCAATGTTGATTGCTTGTTGCTGTTGGTTCTCCAACATCTTTTGAACAATATCTTCCATCTTCTCAAGACGTTTCTCAATGCCTTCAATCTTAACATCGACAACCTCTTGCTTACCGACACTCACATCCTTTCGAGACTCCAAAGCAGTTAGACGTGTGCCTAATTCATCCACTTCTTGTGCAGATGATTCAAAAGATGCAAATGAGATTCCAGCAGCAAACACCACAGTAATTCCAGGTACGACTAAATCCTTGAGTTCCACGGTGACTCCAACTACTGATTTTCAACACAACTATAAGCCCCGAGTAGCTTATCCGTCAACTTGGATGGCTCACATCGTTGCTTATCTGTTTCACCTGTACGAATACACAACGCCCACATACACTGCAACGACATGGGGTCTCCACCAACCTCACTGATGCAAGGTGGTGGCATGTCTGTGAGTTTGTCAGCAATAGCAGACTCTCTTTTAGACTCTTCGATCGCTACTTCTTGAACTTTAGTGACCAGTTCTACGTTGCCGTTGTTAAGCTCTTTAATGGCCTCAGTTTGTGCCTCAATGGCTTTTACGCCAGCATCAGGTTTGAGGCCCCATCCAGCGCCAAAGCCGACACCAAGAGATGCTAGAACGGCAATAGTAGTCAATGTTACTGGTTCCACTTGTTTCATCCTCGCACCATCATCAAATGTTTATTTTTTCGCTGTGGTTTTCTTGGGTGCAGCTTTCTTGGGTGCAGCTTTCTTGGGTGCAGCTTTTTTCTTTTCGAGTTCCGAAACTTTTGATTTCAAGTATGAGATTTCTTTTTCAAGAACAGCAATACCCAAAGCAAAGTTTTTAATCATCTTGCTTGTGTTTGGTGTCTTGGATTTTGAGATTTCCATCGCCAGTCGGATGTATTCATTCGCCATTTTAAACTCCTATGATGAAATAATACTTACTTTTACATCAGATGTTGGGCTTGTGTCGCCTGTCAAGGCTGATGTGGTAACACACCAGAAACTAAGTCCAGAGGTAAAAGCCCATCCCCCTTTAATGACGTATCTAGTAACAACTCCAATAGGAGCAAACAAAACTACATCAGGGACTGTAGAACTAACACCACCGCCCGTAGCAGATGATGCATCTACTAGCTTCACGTAACATGCAGGCTCATCAGTAGTAGCAACACCAGCAGTCGCATCAATTTCTATAATGTATACACTTCCAGATGTGGCGCCGGAAGCATTATTGGAAGAGTCGGTGTCTGCATCAATATTGACAATCAGCTTATCAGCTAAAGTTGTCAGACCGCTGGTTTTAGTAACAGCCATACGTCACCCTGTTACAATTGTTACTGCAATGGCTTCATTGCCACTGACGCTCGGCGTTGTGTTGTCTGTCGGGGTTGCGTTTTCTGTAGCACAAACCGACAACGCATCGAATGAAATGCCACCTGGAATTTCGTACTCATATGTAGAGCTTGCTGGACACGATAAAATCAAATCTGGTGGCGCAGATCCAACAGCAAACGAATAACCAAAAACAAATTTAACATAAACTGCTGCATTATTACTGTTTGCTATTTTACATGAAAACAAAGTTCCAGAACCATCCACAACATTAAGCTGAGCGGTGTTGGTCATATTTGCATCATGCAAAACTTTAGCTGATACAGCGTTGTCAAATCTGGTGGAAGTAAGCGCCATTTAGTTTCTACTCATCACTACCGATAGCAGCTATTGCTTTATTTTCTGATGCATCAACATACCCTTGTCCAAGGATGTAAGAAACACAAACGCCAGCAGTAAGTTTCAGCGCATCACCAAGTGCAATGTCTTCACCCAAGAATGCTAGTACCGGAGGCAACAAAGCCCCAAGAAATGCAGCCCAAAATTTACGTGATGCGAGTTTCGCTTTCAAAGTATCCATGGTGTCTCCTTAAAATTAGTTGAATGGTAACAACGCATCGCTACAGACACCCTGAAGATTTCTATTAGTGCCGTCTACGTTTGTCACAATTCGTGTCCAGCTTGCCGCATTATTTGTACTGCGCCAAATGTCGCCTGACCTACATGCAATCAACCAAGTGCCATTACCATCGGTCTCAATGTCCTCTGCCAATCGACCAGACGACATACCTGGAGCCACTTCGGTAAAGTTTGAAATAGTTTTACCGCTTACATCAAAATATCCAATAGTTTCATCGTTGGTCGTTACATGCGCAACTCTTCCACCTGCCGATGCAACCGATATTGTATCAGCAAGCGTTCCGCTGGGGTTTCTTATCGGTCCAGAGTCTACCGTAGTCTCGCCTCCCCAATCAGTCACGTCTGAGTCTGCACAAGAGCGAGCCCTGATGACACCGCCTCGACCGTAGATTAATACAAAAGAATTATTGGTATATGTCAGGCATCGGGATTCGCCCGGCTCATCGCTCGAAAACGGTTGAATACTTGTCCAACTGGTTCCATAGTTTGTAGAGTAGTAAATATTGTGCTCTTGCGCCATCATTACAATACCGTTCCCAAAGCACATAGCTTGAATTCCGTTACTGCTTCCACTCACATGTCCCGTCAAGCCGCTAATGTCTACACCTGTCCAGTTTGCTGCACCATCCGTTGACCGGTATACTTTATCGGCTGTTTGACGACCTACAGACAACCAAACACCAGATGTTGATCCATCATCACACCATATGATTCGGTACTGGTCCAAGTCACCCTCAGACCCAAGATCAACGTCAGTCCAGTCTGCGACGGTAGTCACATCAGTTCCAGATACCATCAATTCCTTGGATGTGCTATCTCGACTCATAACGTAGATTATGTTTCCGCTCGCATCCTTTCCGGATGCAATGTCAAAGCATCCAGGGGTTCCAGTGCCCGACGTGTTGTCGTAGGTGGTCCAGCTTGTGAGATCAGATGCCGCTGCGTGACATACGTGTGCATGATTGGCACCAATAACCCAACGAGTCGCACCAGAAGCAGGCACCTCTATACCGTCACACTTAGAAATATCCGCAATAGCGGCACCGTCAATCTTGACGATATCCGCTGCAGCTACTCCGTTGTATTTAGAGTAAGACATTACAACTCAACGTGGTTGTTGGATGGGTTGAAGTAAACGAGCACATCACCGCTGTGATCATCAATTGCATGGCCCACGATTCTGACAAAGTCGCCAGCGCCAGAGGGTCGGGTAAAGTCAAGGTGGCCCTGCGTCGAGTCATCACCAGAGCCGGGAGCCACATATAGTGGAAGTCCGTCAACAGCACCAGAACCGGGTACATTTAGTATTTGAGCAGATGGAATACGAATGAAGCCTTCCATAAGGCAACCGGCTGTCCGAGCATTACCCAAACCAATACCAAGAAGTTGAGTAGCGCCAGTTGCTACAGCGTCGGCATCTGTGAGATCCCAAGTTCCATCTGTGTGCAAGAAGTAAAGCTTACCAACAGTCAGGGTATCATCAGCACCAGGGCTGTAGCGCATGACACGCCCGCCACCCTCACCACTGGCAAGTTGGTTTTCAAAAGTGACTGTGTTGTAGTTGTTAACAACATTAATTGCTGTCATTGGTGTTGTGTCGAAAACACCAAACTTACCGCTTGTGTTGGTCACTGATTGAACGCCAGCACCAAGAGTAACGTTTACTTGGCCATCAGTTGCGTGTTCACCTTCGATAACCAAGCCAGCAGTAAGTGCTGTTGTTGTGCCATCACTTTCGGCCACGAAGAACGAAAGCTTACCTGCCTCATCTGAGTCATCTGCTTCGGATACTTCAGCGACAATCTTTGCAAACGAGGTCTGTGTTTGAGCCGCGTCGTCACCGACAAACTCAATTACACCAATGTCGTCGCCGTCTGCACCAGCAGCGCCCTTGTCTTTGACGAACTGAAGTCGTGCGCCATTTGCGTCGTTTGTGGTGTTCTTAATAACAACGTCTGGTTTTTCCGAGGTAGCCGATGAGATCGTTACGCTTGGTGTATCCAGCGTAATCGCTGTGCTTGCGTTCACATCGACCGTAGGTGCGGTCATGTCCAGTGTGGTGCCAGCGTTTACTTCCAAGTGACCATCGGCTGACGCAAAGATTTCTTCGCCGCCACCAATGTCGTGGAACTTCAGTTTCGTTGTAAGCAGTAGGCCCAACTCATCTTCAGAAGCATCGTAAAGGACACCTTCGTTTGTGGTTGCGCTAAAGATGC